CTTTGTTTAAGCCTTCATAAGCCGCAACTGTGCTGCTATCACCTTGAACTCTAACGGTAATAGTAGCGCGTCTGTCAACGCCAACAACGGTTGAGCCTTCACCTTTCACGCCGCTATAGTTAGTGCTTGAATCGTTATCGAATTCCGCGCTAACCGCATCGCCATCAGCGAAGCCGCGAGCAGCAACGCCGCCCCAGCTAAAACTAAATTTAGTAGTATTTACGCTCATTGTCCAAGTCTCCAATTACCTGTAAGTTTCCATTCATCAATAGCACTATTCAAATAGTATTGATAAACATCTGCGAAGTTAGCGATGCCGCTAGCTCTAGTGGTCGCGTCAATAGTATCTGGGTCTGGCAACTGAATTGTCGCGGGTCGCTCAGTAGTATCAACTATGATACGGCGCTCTAGCACTAATGATTTCCAGTAGTAAAGAATACCTTCAACATCGGCAAAAGTATCATCATCAAACGCCATTAAATCATTCTGGAAAGCGTAATTAGCTAAACCAGTTTCAACGCTTACATCGTGCCAATCTGCGCCCCACTGTATTCTAATTTCTCGATCAGTACAGGTACGGCCACGGAACAAATGAGTAAAGGCAGTGTTCTTAAATGTCTCAACAAAGTTATAGCCTTTAGCAGTCAAAGCGTCTTGCTGTGCTGCAGTATAATTTGAATCACTAACCGCCGATAACGCTTGATAATCCCATTGGGCGCTACCTTCTTCGGTTGTAGACATACGGCCAAGAATCGCCGCGTCTGGTCGCTGGGTGCTTAAATCAACAACGCCACCAACTAAAGTAACACTTGCTGGCGCTGATATTACTGTGCAGCGGTTATAGCCAGAAGATCGGACAAGGTAGCCAATATCATTTACGCTAATAGGGTTTAAAGCTTCGACGTCTTGAGTCGTAAGGAATGTTTGAACTCTATCCTCAAACGATTCGCCGTAAGCTGCCAGACTAACCTGCATCCCAATATCTGGTGTAGCATCAGTGTTTGCTATTATAGTCTGAAAGTACCAAGAAGCGCCCATAGCTATTGCATCGTCTAGTGCATCCTCTAGGCTAGCATCTGCACCGCCCGAGTCATAATGTACTATCAATAATTTCTCTGGCTTTAATTCTTGACCGAAAAATGCAGAAGCAAATTCATACTCAGGCGTTGCTGGGGTCAAAGTTTCTGACCAATCATCAAGGCTCAGATACTCATAACGGTTAGCACTAGGAAGCGCAGTTGTAGTAAGTAGCATAACTTGATCAAGAGTCTGGCCGTTAGCGGCCTTATCTTTTAAAACAGTTTGGACGCTAAAACGGCGTCTAATTGGAGTTGGCATTATTAAACCCTCGAAGGTTGGTTTTGGTTATGGTACATCATTTAGGCCATTTGACCAACGAATTAATATTATTACCATCATCGGCAATGAATAGACCACCAAAAGCGATAGCCTTAATGCGATTAATATCATAAACAGATTCAGTTGTGATTCTTAATTCTATATCCATCTGCCATCTATCGACAAAATTAGTATCACCTAAACCCGTTAGATTTTGCGGATTACCAAAGCGGTTAATAGTGATTCCATCGGCTAGCAAAATATTTCGATACTTCCAAAACGATGCGCTAGCGTTAAGGTTTAGCAGGTCTTGATAGCCGCCCTGTTTAAATACGTTCAATGATAAAAACATTGTCGCGTTATTGGTAACAACCGTATTAATAAAATCTGCGTCTTTGGCGTTTGGCTCGCTCTGATTAAAATCAGATAACACCATCGCACCAATCTGGAAAGTACAATAGTCGCCAGTTGGTTTATCTTGCGCGTTACTGATTGGGGCTTGCCAAGCGTCTAAGCCTGTTACCTCAGTAATCCAGTTTAATATGCCTGCCTCGAAACTCATTCGCCCGCCTGTACTTTACGCATTAAGGTGCGGTAATTACCCGCTAAAGCATCGCGCTCGTTTACTTGCATAACAAAATATTTATCATCGCGATAATAAACTATATCACCTTTGATACTGCCCTCGGTAATATTTAATTTTGTTGTTGCATGAATAACCAATGCGCTTGATGGCAATGAGCCCTCACCGATTAATCTAAGATCATTTTGGCTGGCTGGTTGCGGGTATGTCGCTTTAAATGTAAACGCGGTTAGCCCGCCTGCTATTGCTCTGCCTTCGCTATCTTTGGTGGTAGTGCCAAACCTTTCACCGTCAAACGTTATTAGCAAATCAGCAAAATCGTTTGCAAAATCAATAAGTAAACCACTCATTTTTTAGTTACCCTATAGTCAACACTTTCAAGCAATAGCCCCGAATCAATTAGCGGGTCATCAACCAAAGAGCCTTGCGGCCTGCGCTTAGTTGTAAACATATTATGCGTTGTTCTACCTTTTGCCCGTTGGGTGGATTTAGCATTAGACTTCCAGTTGCCGCCCGATATGCTCGCCTGTATATCGCTCTGTGCTTCTGCGCCTAAAGCGTTAAAAGGTTTTTTATCTGTTTTCTTACCCTTTAGGTTTTTGGCCGCAATCTTTCTAAGCTGCTTTAAATACTTTTCACGGTTAATAAAAAACGATGTTCTAAACGCTGGCCGCTCTGGGTTTCTAGGCGTGCCGAACTCATTCCACGCGGCGACCTGTGCAACTGATTCACGCGATTTAATATAGAACCCCGCGTTATCAAAAATGCCCGCCTCGACTTCATAAGGTTTTAGCGCAGCCTTAATGCTAGGCATTAAACTTTTGCGCCGCCTTACTGTCAGATTTATGCCCGCGATACCGTAAACTCCAATGCGCCATTGTTTGCGCTATTAAATAACGGCGCTAAGTATTCTTGAACCATGCCCATATAAGCCGCATTGGTGCTGCTACCGTTGTTTGTATAGCTAACACTTACATCGCCAACGCTTTTGCTAGCAATGCTGCCAAGCGAGCTACCGAACACATCTGAGCCTGCGCTAATGGCACTTGCCGCCGCTACTTGCGCGTAAATTAAATCCTCTGGGATAACATCAGGCTCATTATATATCTTGTCGATATAAACAGGGTCACGCGGCCATTGAAGCGATTGATCGTCAAACACTTTTGCACCTTGATAGCGGTTGCGGTATTTTTCAAGATACACCGCTGCTAGCCGCAATGGTATCTCTGGGTCTGTTAATGTTAGACCAAGCTTTGCCGCAATAGTAGCGGCATCAGCCTCGCTAACATAGCTATCAGCATTGGGAACATTACTACCATCTTCAACGATTAAAGCCATTATATAAAACCCTTAATTAAGGCCACTCAGCCCAATGCGCGTACAATACGCCCGTAACGCTACCTGTGCCGATGTTTTCAACAACTAAATGATATGTTCCAGCAGGATAACCGCGCTTACCAACCGCATCCTCTAAAACACTTGTACGCTGGTTATTTTGCCCAGTTTTTACCCGCGCCACATCTAATTCAATGCCGCCAGTGACGCCATCAACTATTGAAGGCATCAAGCCGCGAGTATAAACACCAGCATCAGACCTTTGATTTGTGGGAAATACTGTGGGCAATGGTGCGCTAGCGCCTGTGCTAGTCGCGCCCGCTAATGATGAATATCTAGCGTGACCAGCGTCTATATCTAAGACGATGCGATCTAAATAAATATCTGTAGGAATAACAATCTCTATAAATAAAGATTGACCCGATGGTATATCTAACTCTTTAAACGCTCTAAAATCTCGACCTTCTAAAAAGCTAGTCGGGTTAGCGTTTAAAACATTAGAAAGTAAATCATTTCGAGTACTGTTAACTGGCATAATATTACCCTCTAAAATTTAACCGCTAATCTTCTTTCTTATCTTCAACTTCAACTACTGGCGCATCAACCTTTTTAGCTTTCTTGGCTTTAGGTTTAGAGCCTTTAACGGTTAGCTTCGGCACATCTGTTTCAATAACAGCAGCGGGAAAACTACCTGCAAATTTTTCGTCATATACAATCAAATCAGCTTTACGCGCTAATGATTTAACATCTTCATTGTATTGACTGATTGGGTGTTTAACAAACCATACTTTGCGCATGAGAAATTACCTTATTAGAATGGAAAAAATAGCGGGGTTTTACCCCCGCTTAACGAGACTTACTCTTGACCAATAATCATAACGCCAGCAGTGTGCTTGTCGCTAGTGACTACTTTATCCCAGTTGGTTCCAGTGCCTAAAGCAGCATCAGATGGAGATGCGCCGCCGTTGGTAGTATCCCAAGTGTAACCCTTAAGACCTAGACCAAATGTATAGTCGCTTTGGAACGTGGTTTCGATACGATTTTTACCGTTAGTGGTTTCGATGTTTGTAACCATATCGCTGCCATCCATAACCTGTGCAG